TTATTGGTATAGATTTTGATTCTAATGATGGAAGTTTTATAACTTGCTAATATTAAAATAATTAACTTATATTTGTTGTGTAATCAATATTTATATGGTTGATAAGTATCGTAAACTAATAAACAAACAAAGCAAAATGAAAAAATCGTACAAAGACCTATTTATGGTTGTCGCTTACATTGCAGGTAATATCTACAATGAGGAAACTAAAGGTCAAAAGAAATTAGGGATTATTCGTAAAAAGTTACAGTCCCATTTAGATGTTTATAATGAAGAAAGAGATTCTTTAAGATTAGACTCTGCTTCTTGTGATGATAAGAATAATGTTATCATGGATGAGAAGGGTGAGTATAGTTATTCTAAAGAGAACCTTGCTAAGTTAAGCAAACAAATAAAAGAATTAAATGACAAGGAGTTTGATTATCAAACAATTGTTATTAATAACCCAGCTGAGTTGGATCAATATGTTTTCCTTAATGGATGGGTTAGTGGAGTAGAGTTTAAAATAGAAGAAGAAATAAAATTATAAGATATGGATTACATCGTTCGTATAAAGCCTATTGAGGCATTTGGTACTATTGCAACTCGTTTGCATATTCGTTTATTTTATGTGCTATTTGGTAGCAATCAAACTTGCTTCTTGGAATACAAAACATTTGATGGCTCATCTATGTACACTAAGAACTTAGTATTACCCAATACCCTTGTGGCTAAGTGGGGTACGAATGATGACCTTATCTTACAATATATCATTAAAACCGAAGGTGTTGTTATAGATGACTCTCCGGTATTCTTTGCTGATGAGCAGGCCCAACTACAAACAAAAGAAAAATTAGCAACTCCTACTGAGGTTAATTACCAAACCACAAGTGAGATTGTTGATGAAACAATTGCAAGTAATGTTGAACCTTTAATCAGTGATAAATAAGATGAATTTTGATTTAGAAGATACTATTTTACCAAGTGTGGTTTCTCTTTTATCTGGAGCCTTTGGTTGGCTTATAGGAAGAAAGAAAGAGAATGTAGAGGTACAAAAGACCGAAATAGAAAATGTATCCGATGCAATTAAGTTATGGCGAGAAACTGCTTTAGAATTGAAAACCGAGGTTGCTGAATTGAAGACTAAGGTTGAAACATTGACAACCGAGATTCATGGTTTAAGAACCGAAAACATTGAATTAAGAGCAAAGCTTAATGAAAATCACAAAGATAAGTAATCTTGGATTAGAGTTAATTAAGAAATACGAAGGGTTTAAAGCTAAGGCTTATTTATGCCCCGCTAATGTCAAAACTATCGGTTATGGTAGTACTTACTACGAAGATGGTACTAAAGTTAAATTAACCGATTCCCCAATAACACAAGAGAGAGCCACCGAACTATTGGAGGCTCTTTTAGTTTCTTATGAAAAGGATGTTGATTCTTTTTGTAGGGATGACATTAATCAAAATCAATTTGATGCACTTTGTGTTTTATGTTATAATATTGGTGGGCCTACATTAAAGAAATCTACATTACTTAAAAAAGTAAATATTAATCCTAATGATCCATCTATTGCAAACGAATTTGCTAAGTATAAATATAGTGCTGGTAAAATATCAAAAGGATTAATTAATAGAAGGCTTTCTGAATCTCAATTATACTTTAATGGAAAATAAACGTGCCAAACTCGGAAATTTGCCGAATTACTTATCATTATTTAGCATGAAAAAATTAACATTTTTGTTTATACTTTCTTGCATTATATCTTGTAAGCCTTCTAAGGTAACTACTATTGTATCCGAAAAGATACGAATAGATACGATTCGTGATTACAAAGTGATTACCAAATACAATGCTATTCATGACACACTAACAATTGACAATCCTTGCGATTCTGCGGGCATCTTAACGACTTTCTACTCAAAAATAACACTACCACAGGGCAAGGTAATTATAAGGTCTTACAAGGGAAGTATTAAAGCCACAATAGATATTGATTCTATTGCAAGTGTTTATGAAAAAAAGTATCGTAATAAGGAAACTTCTAATGTCACTAATTCTTCTAAAATTGTGACAAGAAACATTATCCCATCTTGGGCAATCATCACTATTTTAATTGAGAGTTTAATAATAGGTGGATATTTATACTTTAAGTATCTACTTATGCGTTAAAATAAACCAATGGAACAAAAAACAATTGAACGTATTCAAAAGGTAAGAGAACATTTCTTTTCTACCAGTCTAAGTAACAAAGACTTTCATAATAACTTTCATGAGCTATATGGGTATAAACAACCTAATGGCTTGCGTAAGTTTATGATTGAGCATGGTATATTAACAAGCACTCGATCCGAATTAGCAATTAATCAAGAATTGCCTCCAACAATAGTTGATTATAATATTGATTTGCTTGATAACTTTGGAATTGAGCAATCTATTGGTAAGGAGTATTTACCAACAAGGTTGCCAGATAATTTAAAAAGAATTGGAATCTTATCCGATATTCATTTTCCTTATCATGACCTTCAAGCTTTAACTTGTGCAATCAAGTATTTAAGAGAACAAGAAATTGATTGTTTGTATCTAAATGGCGACATCCAAGATTTTTATTCTATTAGTAGACATGAGAAAGACCCCGATATGCGTGACTTCAAACGTGAAGTAGATATGAATAGAGAGTTCTTGCAAAAGCTAAGGGATATATTTAGAAACATTCCAATCTATTACAAGCTTGGTAATCATGAAAATAGATTTGCTCGTTCACTCCAAGTACAAGCTGAGGAGTTTGCTCAATTGCATGATTTACAATTTGATATATTCTTTCGTTTAGATAAGTTAAATATTACATTAGTAGATGAGTGGCAGGGGATGCAAATGGGTGATTTGTTAGTGTTGCATGGCCATGAGTTATATGGTGGGGGAGGAGTTAATCCTTCACAAAACTTATTTAACAAAACATTGTGTAATACTTTAATGGGCCATGTGCATAGAACAAGTAGCACACAAAAGAAGACTGGGTTTAAAGAATTTATTAATACTTATACCACAGGGTGTTTAACTATCCTAAGTCCTAAGTATATGCCATTCTCAATGCACAACCATGGGTTTGCAATAGTGACTATTGACAAAGGAAAGTCAAGTGTAAATAATATTCAAATTAGAGATGGGAAAATTGTCTAAACTATTGACAAACAACTAAATAATAGTACATTTACTATTGCGTTTCATTTTGTGTTTGTTTTGTGGTTTGGATTGCAAGGGTGGCAAGTATTGTCACCTTTTGCATTAACAAAAATCCCCAAGGTCAGAAACCAAGGGGATTAATACAACCATGAAATCAAATTTAACCCTTATCTTAAAATGGTGACTTCTTATCGAAGTTATTAGTTTCCAATATCTTACTTGTTGCCACATCTATAAACATCTCGGCGGTTCTTGTGTCACCATCTCTATTCTTCATGAATATGTACTCAATGGTATTATCAAATTGTACATTGGCATTACCTTCTTCTTTAGCTTTCTCATATTTATAATAGTCATCACGATATAAACCAATAACCACCGAGGCCATTTGTTCTAACTTACCACTTGATCTTAAATCATTTAATCTTGGTCTATGAGAAGTTCTACCTTCATTAGAACGATTTAATTGTGCAGCACATAAAAATGGTATATTAAGTTTTTTAGAAAGCATTTGTATCTTATCGGCGACACTTCCTACAATTTCAGTTTCATTAGAACCCTTAATTGAATTATCAGACATTAATTGTATATAATCTATACATACCATATCAATTCCTTTTTCCCTTACAATCTTTTGAATTAAAGAGGATAAATAATTAATATCCCTATTAGCACCATCATACCATGTTATTGGTAACTTTTCAAGCTTACCTACGGCATCTCTTTGAATATTTGTGAATTGTTCAATATTTATTTTGCCAGTCTTGATTTTAGAGTAAGGAGTAGAGTCATCTAATTGGCCACTAATCATTCGGTAGATAAGTGAGATTACAGGCATCTCTAATGATAAGAACAAAACCTTATTATTCATTTGTGAGGCATGGCGAGAATGCTCCAATAGACAAATGGTTTTACCTTGCCCGGGTCTTGCAGCAAACAATACAACATTACCTTTTAACCAACCACCTGTAACATCATCTAATATCTTATACCCCGTAGGCACACCACTTAGTGATCCATTGGTCATTACATCACCAATTGTGGTTACGGCAGTCATTAAGGCATCCTTCATTTCAATGATTTCATTAGAATCATTCTTAATAAGGTCGTTGCCTATTGAGTTTGTTATCTTATCCACAAGTGTAAAGTAATCATGTCCATTAGCTAAATCATTATTTAGTTCCCTTGATAAATTTAGCAAATCCCTTTTACCTTTCAATTCTGCTAAGTAAATAAGTAACTCATTTGCATTTAATGGATTTCTACTTGTTGTGGCCCCCAAGATTAATGCCCAATCATTACTTCCTTGCGATTTAAGCCTTAGTACAAGGTCTGATAAGGAAAACGTACCACTCTCTGAAAATAATTCAATACAAGTCAAGTAAATAGCCTTAGTGGAGGCAAAGTGAAATACATCTGGGTTGATTGCTTTTTGGCATTCTTTAGTTAATGATGGGTAATTACAAAGAAGTGCGATAACTTCCTTCTCCGCATCTAAATCTGCGAATGATATTTTATTATTTGATTTCATGTTATTTTGTTATTCTAAAACTTAAAAGGATTTTCTTTTGTTTGGATAACTCTTGGCAAGTAAATTTCATCTTCCCAAGTACGTTGATTAAGGTAGGTTATAGGGTCTTTCCTAAACTTAACATCGGGTGTGTACTTAATGTAATAAGGCAATGTTTCCATAATCTTATTTATCTCTAAAATAGAACATCTAAGAAATTTGGCCTCTACTTTTACTCTGTTGGTTTTTTTATTATACAAGTTCCAGAACTTCTCAAATAATATTTCCTTCTCATTAACTTCTTTAAGAATCTCATTAGCATCTACCTTTGATATTAATGGCATCTCAAATGGTTTATCTTTTGGATATATCAATTCAAGTCCGGGTGTACAATGTAATCTCGAATCATTTAAGCTATCAAGTAATTCTTGATCCTTGATGGCCAAATTTAATTTACTTAAAACTTCTTGAAGGAAATCCCCAAGTCCAATTTGATTTTTCATGATGCTTGTTTGTTAAACCAATCTTTAAACTTTTTTATTTTAGCAAATGACCCGTATTGATCACGACCTTTGCTATTTTTTAACCGATATACCCAGTAGGTAAGAGTGTAATGAGTATTCTCCATGAGTATCCCATCAAACACTTTTACATTAAATAAGGGTTTATTGTTGGCAATATACTTCTCTACCCAATCAATTGCCATTAAGTTATAATCTTCTTGCGTTTTCATTGTCAAGTTATAGCTTTACTTTTTATATAAATTTGTCAAGTTATAGATTTACTTTTTTTATTGTTAAATGCACTCATTTTTCTTGCGTTGCACTTACTTTTTTTGTGGATAAATTATAAAACTATGTTGTGCGTAAATTATAGCTTTGTGCAAAATTAGTAGTAATGCTACCAAAAAGTGCATTATAATGAACAATTAGTGTGCAAATTGTATGATATAAGTAACATTATATCGAAAAGTGCAATCTTATACCCTTTTGCATATAAATCTGTAACAATTGTACCCTAATTTCGTTACACCAAATGTCGGATTTTACCCTCACTTTGTAACATTTTCTCAATTAATGATGGATTTTACCGACAAATAACTTACACTTAATGTTAATTTAAATGCAATAAAAGTGTCGTTTTGTAAAACCTATTTAATGTTATTAAAATATATTAGCTTTATCAATTTCATTATCTGATGCTAATGCCTCACCCTCATCAATAATCCAATGATCTATTTGGGATTCTTGAAATGTTGCCCCAATAAGTAGAGTCTTAAATGCTTGAAAGTATTGGTCTAAGTCTATATCCCAGTTATCAAACTCAATTGACATTGTTGTGTCGTTAGTAGACAAACTTAACTTTGTTTTTTTAGTTGTCATTATCTTGTTGTTTTACTCTCGTTTGAAATATAAAGGTAATTCTTACTCTCGTTGATTTAAAGTGGTTATTCGGAATTTCCGAATTACTTCATTCTACAACATATTTTAACCTCCCATGACTCGTGTACAATCTTAAATCAATTGTGTCTGTGTAAATGTCCTCTTGGGTAACTATTCCAAATTCTTCATAAGGTCTAAATACCGAGGCTTTCTTCGTGTTCATCTTTTGTGTTGGGGATAACGACATACTGATAAGCAAGAATAACGCAAGCATTAACATTAGGAATACTTTTAAGTTCTTCATATTCCGAGATCATCCTTTCGATGACTTTTAGGTTTAGCACCCATTGTTGTCTTTGAATCTTGTCCATGCAACTTTTGATAAGAGATATTTAATTGTTTTAAGAGATTTTCTCCAAACTGGTTATAAGTGTAACCTAATTGATTTGTTCTGAATTGGTGCGTTTTCATTTTAAAAAAGATAAGATTCTAAAAAATATTGTGATACATCGTGAGTAGGCATTGTTCCAAAGAACTTTCTATAAGCATCCATTGCTTGGCCTACCTTAGTTAATCCACGTTGCCTAAATTCATCTGTAACATTAAATAAAGCTAATCTATTAGTGCCTTTTTCAATGACAATAAATGCCATTCTTTTGCCCGTTAGATGCTCATAGATAGTAACTTGTGAATCGTAATTATACTTACTTGCCGAATACTTAAAGTCATCAATAGAAGTGGTGGTCTTTAAATCGTAAATCATATCACCATTGATAATATCACACTTACCTTTCCACATTAGATCACCAAAGCTACCAATAACTGGTACTTCATATTGAACCCCATTATCCCAAACTAATTTAGATAAATCTTTGTTGCCTCTTAAAGCCGAAACCATTTGGTCTACCTCATCGGCCTCCTTCTTTAATAACAAAAAGTCTGTGTTATAATCCTTGCAAGCATCTTTGTAAATGTTGGTGGTTCTTGTGGAGGCATCAATCAAAACAAAGTTCTTTAATTTTAATGGTTCTAAACAAGCGGTATGGAAGTAACTTCCTTGTAACATTGCCAATGTAGGCTCACTCTTTTGTCCGAAAGCCTTAGGATTCCTAATTAGGGTTCCTATGTCTGAATTAGATAAGTATGCACGACCTAAGCCATTGTAATACTCATTGTCATCCTTTAATTTCTCAATTACTTGTTCGTTAGTCATTTGCTTTTTTTTCTAAATAGTTAGATAATAATTTAAGTACTCCAGCGAAAAGAACCATTATGGTTTGGCAAGCTGCATACCAAAAGATAAAATTGATTTTGTCTTCTATACTCATTTGAAACTTATTTTATATTTTTTCTGAAAGTAAACCTTAACAATACCTTCTGGAGAATGCTCGTAAAAATCCGAAGGGAATATATCATTGTGCATAAACAACAATAACTCAAAAACTTGTGTCCAAAGAACATCACTTAGGATGTCGCTTTCTTTTTCTAATCTATCATTCATTATACCATTCTTTAGCAATCATTTCTAATTCTTCTTGAACTTGTGGATCATTAATCCTTTTAAATGCGTGAGATTGAACAATAGCCGAAGTGTATTCTCTTGCTCTATAAGGTAGCTTACCTTTATTGTTTAATGACTTAGCAACCTCTGAATAAAGTTCCAAGTACCCCCTATTACGGGGGATTGGAAGTACATCTTTTAATTTTGTCATAATACGATTCTAAATGCTAAAATATTATTAATGGGTATCATCATGGTTGTTACCGTTTTATCCCCACTAACTTTATTGTTTGTTTTAAATGGTGCTGGATGCTCAATGATTACCGAGTTGTGACTATCGGTAATGTCAATGATTCGTGAAGAAACCACTTCTTCTAAATTGCCTAACTTGTAGGTCATTCGTGCTACCTTTCCAATACTTTTGGAAATAGTTTTAGCTAAAGGATTTTGATTTTGTAGCATGATTAAAACAATAAAATTGAATTATCATCAAAGTTAATAACATCTAATTGTGGTGCCTCATTAGGCATTGCAAACTTAGCCTTATACTGGGCAGAACCACTTATTTTATCGGCTAACCAATCGGGTAGAGTCATAAATGTTTCTTGGCTCCAATTATCAAATGATAAAATACGTTGTGGTGTGATTGCATCTGGACAATTAAATCCTTTAGGTAATGGAGTTACACCCGCCAAGTTAGCATATACCTTTAAACCATCTTTGCTTGCCTTGTGGACAATGTTAAGCATACAAGGTACACCAATCAATTTAGTAATGTCAAAGTTAGATGCCTCCGCATCCGAGAATTGCTTTCCTCTCCATGAGGTAAGTATTGCTCTTAGTGATGCCTTCTCGTGCATTGACAAAGTAAACTCTTTGGAGAATACAAATGGTTGCTCCCCTTTTTCTTCGGAGAATATTGCTTTCTCATTAGGCAGTTCCCAATCAATCATTACCTTGTGCATTGTTTTAGATTCACCCAAGATAATCTCGGTAATTGTTCCAATTTCAATCATTCCGTAGCAACGTGCAACGTGATTACCTGCTGGAATAGTTTTGCGTTCTTTTGTACTCGATCCTTTTTGTGCGATAATAGCCA